TTTCTTAATTCAAGGAAAGAAAAAACTTTACTTCTTTTCTCTTTGGGATTAGGATACGACATCAGGAACCTCGTGTGAGTTCCCAAGCAAAAAGGAAAAAACTTATGCAAAACAAGCAACTTATTTATGACGCCGTTAATTTTCTCCAATCCCTCGACGATGACAAGGCAACCTTCCGAAATGGTGTAGGCTTTTCCAAGGCCGATTCCCAGGTGGGCCACATTGCCGCAAATCTCCCCCTAGAATCATGGCCCCCGGAATTAACTGCTGAAATCGCGGCGGTCCTTATTAAGTACCTCGATACCCAACTCACTCATTTAGCGAGCCAATGGGTTCTCGATTCCCGCCCCAACCCCTGGCAGAACAGGGGGTGCAAACGCCCAGAAGGTTACGTTCCCGAAGACCAGCCCTACACTCGCATCGGGGTGTTTGAAACTGAGCATTTGGCAATCAAGGCAGAGACTGGCCACAAAGACGAATCCTATAAGAGTTGCTGGTATGCCACGGCTCATCAATATCGGATTTACGAATTAACCGCCGCCGATACCATCCGAGAAGTCGCAGCCGAGGCTCGGGGCCGGGATACTATTCGCGATACCCACGCCAAGCTCAAAGCCGAAGAGAAGATTGCCCGTTGCAAGGCATCCCGCAAAATCACCTGGGAACGATTTAAGGGCAGAGAATTCCGCTTTTGCATTTCATGGAGTTGGGACGACCCTCAGAAGTACGACATCTTGGAAGCGGTTCGAGATATCCCTGGTCGTTCTTATGAGCCCTACCACTGGGGCGTTCCGGTCTCCTCCAAGATTTCTGTCAAAGAATTTGCAGAGAAATGGGATTTCGATGATTCCGCGCTCCCCGAAATGAAAGTTAACCATCTTCGCTTGGTGCCCGAGGTGCCCGAGCCAGCAGTGGATTACGTTGCCCCTGCCTTCCCTCTCTACCCCCACCAGAATGAGGGCATCGAGTATCTTCGAAAGAATAAGAAGGCATTCTTAACCGATGAGATGGGTCTCGGGAAAACCATCCAAGCTCTGATGGCCCTACCCTCTGCCACTGCTGCGCTTGTCATTTGCCCTGCCAGCCTTAAGGGAAATTGGGCGCGTGAAGTTAAAACTTGGCGACCGGATTTGACGCCGGTCGTACTGAGTGGCCGGGGGAATTTCCGATGGCCATGCCTTGGGGAAATCGTAATCGTAAATTACGAATTGTTCCCAAAAGAAGGCAAAGCTTCTTATTTGAATTGGGAAGTCAATGCGATTGTCGATGAGGCCCATTATCTCAAAAAGTCTAAGAGTGCTCGCACTAAGAATTGGCGCTCGATTAGCCGCGATATCTTAGAAGCTGGCGGCTCTACTTGGGGCATGACGGGCACCCCCTTGGTCACTACCCCCTATGACCTCTATGGTTGCCTCCAGAGCTTCGGTCTCTTGAAGCAGGGCTATGGGAGCTACAATAGCTTTGTGTCTGTCTGGGGCGGTCACAAGGGGCGATATGGTCTTCTTTGGAGTCCGAATAGGATTAATGAGAAAGCCGCTCAAGAAGGGCTAGCTAAGTGCTCGTTCGGTCGAAAGCGAATCGACGTTCTGCCTGACCTGCCGTCAAAGCGTTGGACTGAAATTGAAGTTAAACTCCCTAAGAGTTGCGGCACAATTGACCGCGAATCGATGGATGAGCTTGAAGCTTGGTCCAAAGGTGGACCTACCCCCATCGCTGGTAAACTTGCCGAGGCTCGCAGAGTTGGCCATCGCCAAAGGAAAGAAAGCCATTCCCTTTATCGATGAGATTATCGAAGGCGGCGGTGGTCCTATCGTTGTCTTCTCGGCTCACCGCGACCCGGTGCTGGAGCTTGGCAAGTACGACCGCTGCGCTTCAATAACGGGGTCAACTTCTTCGGAAGAGAGAACAGAGATTGTCCAGAAATTCCAAAATGGCGAACTCGATATTTTGGCGGGCACAATCGGCGCAATGTCTGTCGGCCTAACTCTGACCAATTCTTGCCGGATGGTTTTCTTGGACCTCCCGTGGAGCAATTCCGAAATAGCGCAAGCCGAGGATAGAATTTGCCGCATTGGCCAAAAGAATGCTTGTGAGTATTTTCTTATCACTTCCAATTCGGAAGTTGACCAAATTATTCACAAGTCCATCACCCGCAAAACTAAAATGACTGACAACGTAGATGCAGTAAGGAGCAACTAATGAGCTACTTCAATAAAATTCTTAAGTCGGGCGGCAAGCTTGACCACAATAACTCGGTACTGTGTGAGCCGCCCACAAAAGAAGAAACCGAAGACTGTTTTTTTTGCGGCAAAGAAATGTCCCTTAGCCTTCTTATGGAGGCATGGGTCACTACTGATGATGGGCATGCAAGTTTCGATGAGCGCGTACCTTCTTGCAAGGGATGCACCGGGACCACTGCCCCTTGGATTGATGACGATAAAGTTTCTGATGATTTTACCGATGCAATTTTAAGCATTGAATCTAGAAAGAAGAAGGAGAAAGAATAAATGGATAACGGAGTAACGGAGTTGGACAAGCTCTGCCACGCCCACCAGGAGGCNGTTGCAGAGGAGAGGAAAGCCAAGGACAGAAGGCTGGAGATTGAAGGATTGATTGTCTNAATCTCGNACGTNAAGGAGGAAGGGACATCCATNGTCAAGACACGATTTTATCGTTGCACATGCACCGGTAAGATGACTCGTAAGCTTGATGAGGAGGCATGGGAAAACATCCGTAAAGATATTTCTCCTGANCTCTGGCCCGTCAAAACAAAGACGGTTATTGACTTGCCGAAACTTCGAGCAATCGAGAGGGCAAATCCAGAGCTATTTAAATTGGTCTGCAACGCCATATCGGCGAAACCGGCTAAGATGGCAATTAAGGTAGAGGTAAATGACAAAGGGGATTTGAGATGAGGCTAATACGGACGGATGACCAAGGAAGCCATTGGTTAAAAATTTTAGTCCACGGCGAGGCCGGGACAGGGAAGACAAGGCTATGTGCCACCACCGGGGAGCCGAATGAAACCGTGATTATCTCAGCAGAAGGCGGTCTTCTATCTTTGCGGGACACGAGCATCGCGGCAATTGAGTGCTCAAGCAAGGAAGATGTTATCGAGGCATATCATTGGCTGTGTGATTCAGATGAGGCACGCGGCATTCAATGGGTATGTATCGACTCCATTTCTGAGATTGCAGAGCAGGTACTCTCTCACGAGAGAAGCCAGAGCAAAGACCCTCGGAGAGCTTATGGAGAGTTGGCTCTTGTGATGGACAAGCTAATTAAAAGCTTTCGAGACTTGGACCGCCACGTTTACATGACCTGTAAGACGGAGCGGATTCAATCCGAGGCCGGTCTTATCTGGTCACCAGGGATGCCTGGGAACAAGACGGGGCAAGCTCTGCCTTTTCTGTTTGACGAATTGTTCTGCCTTCGATGCCATAAGGACTCGGAGAGTGGAGAAATAAAACGGTGGTTGCAGTGTCATGCAGATGGCACCTACGCCGCTAAAGATAGAAGCGGTGCTTTAGAGATGTATGAAGCACCAAGTTTAGAACATATAAAAAACAAAATCTTAGGAGAAAACAATGGCTAAATTAGGCGGATTCAATCCCAAACAACATGAAGAAGTGAAATCTTTTGAACCAATCCCTAAAGGGACTTACGTGGCTATGATTGTCGGTAGCGAGATGAGACAGACAAGGGCAGCCGATGGCGAATACCTGAAGCTAACCTTTGAGATTATCGACGGCACTTATTCCCGTCGACTCATTTGGACAAATCTGAATTTGCGAAACAAGAATCCCAAGGCAGTGGAAATTGCCAACCGGAACCTTGCCAGCATCTGCCGGGCAGTTCATCACATGAAACCATTGGAAGACTCTGAAGAGCTTCACAATAAAGCCATTAAAATTAAAGTTGATATTCGCGAAGCCCAGAACGGCTACGATGCTAGCAACGAAATTAAAGGCTATGCACCTGCAACGGACGCCCCGCCACAAGTGGCCAGCGCACCTGCGAACGGTGGTGTCACCCCACCGTGGGCAAACCAGGGGAAAGCTCAGGGGAATAAAGACCTCCCGTTCTAACCCTGGAGGGGACCCGGTTCGCTGCTCGGGTCCCCTTTTTTTTATTCAATTGTAGGGTCTACAAAGCCTACAAAACCTACAAAAAGGGTTTTGTGGGTTTTGTAGGGTCTTCTGGGCTAAAGAATTAGGTTTTAATTAGGTGAATCAAAATGGCAAAATTACCTGAAATGACATCCCCGACGCTCAAGATTATTGACGACCGTACAAAGGGAGGTTCCCAAGACTGGCGACGGGCACACCTTGGAGCCTCAGCTATTGGTGATCCCTGCGAGCGACGGCTGTGGTACGACTTCCGATGGTTCACTGCTCCAGACTTCTCAGGGCGCATTCTAAGGCTCTTCAGGCGTGGCCAGAACGAAGAGGTTACCATCGTAGCGGATTTACGCCTGGCTGGCGTGACAGTATCTGAGGGGCCTTCAGAGGGTAAGCAGTGGCGGTTCAATAAGTTTGGTGGCCATTATGGTGGCTCAATGGATGCCGCTATCCTGGGGCTTCATGAGGCTCCCAAGGCTTGGCACGTTGGAGAGTTCAAGACTCACAACCGGAAGAGCTTTGACTCTCTTTTAAAGAACGGGGTCCAGAAGTCCAAGGAGCGCCACTACGCGCAAATGCAGGCATACATGCACAACTTCGGCATGAAGCGGGCGGTTTATGTCGCAGTGTGTAAAGATACTGACCGCTATTATTTAGAGCGCGTTAATTACGACAAATACTTTGCAGGGGAGTTGGAAGATAAGGCGCGTCGCGTCATTTTTGCTGACAGTCCGCCTCCTAAGCTGTCTGAGCGCCCCGACTATTACGCCTGCAAATGGTGCGACCACTACGATATCTGCCATCAGAACGTTCGTTCAGAAGAGAGGAATTGCCGGACCTGTGTGAACTCTAGTGCCGATGAGGATGGAAGTTGGAGGTGCGCTTCAGCCTCTGGCGTGTTTGAGCGATGTAACTGGCCGGTCCTGACTCTTGACCAGCAGAAAACTTTGGCAGATACTTCTTGTGACTCGCATTTGATGCGAGATACGTGATATTTAAAAGAGCCCCACGGTGATAAGGCTGCATTCTGCTTCTGGTTGTAAGATATGCGGTTTTCTCCCCAAGATCACCGTGGGGTTTTTAATTGGGGGCACTATGAATACCAAAGCCAAAGGCAATCGAATTGAACATGAAGCCATGCGGATATTAGAATCCGCTGGGTTTAAATGCTGCCGTTCTGCGGCAAGCCTGGGAGAATGGGACATCATCGGAATTGGGCCGGACTGGTTTGTTGTGGTGCAATGCAAGGCAAACCGATGGCCACCTAAGCAAGAAAGACTTCTCTTGGAGAAGTTCGACAACCCGGCCAACTGCGTTAAGTTAGAATGGCGGCGCGATGATAGAAAGAAGCCCAGGGTAAGACAAGCTGCTGGCAAGAATAAGACATCGCTACATGATATCGACGCGTTTATAACGCTGTTTTCAAAAGGCAAGCTTATTGAAAATTAAGAGAGAGGCTCGCGCAAGCCCCTTCTTTTCTACCCCCCGCAGGTCTGCATAAATTGGCAGATCGCAATCAANACAACAGCAGCCACTAGCCACTCATCAAGCCTTATCTCAAAGAGCTTTTTTCGGTTCTTCATGTGTGCTATTGTAAGCAGTTTCCCCTGACAAGTTCAAACACTTGCCGTGTATGGCCATGTACGATACCGTTTAGACATACCTAATCGATAGTGACTCCAGGAGGGTGGGAGGAACGTGGCTAGTAAGGCGTTTAAGAAAGTTCTGTTTATTCCAGATGTTCACGTACCGTACCACGACCGGCACGCCTGGAAGCTGTTAATTAAGTCTATAAAGCAATTCAAGCCAGACATCATAATCATCCTTGGCGACTTCGCCGACTGCTTTTCAGTCTCAAAACACGACAAATCACCCGACAGAAAAACACTGCTTCATCAAGAGATTGACGCAGTGCGTGACCATCTCGAACAACTTGAGGGGCTAGAAATTAAGCGTAAAATCTATATTGCCGGAAACCATGAGTACCGGCTTGAACGCTACATTTGTCAAAAAGCCCCTGAGCTGTTTGGCCTTGTTGATATTCCGACCCTGCTGCACCTAAAAAAACATAAGTGGGAATACGTGGAATACAAGAACCATCTAAGCATCGGCAATCTCGCCGTTTCGCATGACTACGGTTCCGCAGGCCAGACAGCTCACAGAATAGCA